GTAGCCTCCAATTTCTTGCGCTTGCGGCGCTGTTTCTTGCGAAGTGCTTTTTTAGTCATTTGGATCCTCGATCGTGCCGCCAAGCAGCTCAAGGCGTTTGGTAAACTCTTCCTCAATATCTTTGTCGTTCGGCGAAAATAATGTTTCAAATCCAATGCTGAACTCAAACCCGATTTCACCTAGTCTAGGTATGCCCTCATATCGAAGATTAAATCGTTTACCGTCAATGTCAGCGTTGACCAATCTATACATCTGCTTGCCAATCCAAACTGTATGCGGAATTATGAATGATGTGAGCCCTGCCATTTTCTTACAGCCCCACAACCCACAATATTGCTTTAACCAATACTGCTATAATAGCTACTCCGACTAGCGAAACTAAAATCCCGCCAATGGCATAGCCTAGAAGATCTGTTAATGCTTTAGCTTTATTTTTCATGTGCTTCTCCTTAAAATTATTATTGTTGACCTCTCAGAGCTGCGGGCTCTTACTATTTACACCCACCAGAGGTGCGGATAGCGTCAAAAAGGTACTAGGTGCTTTGATAAAAGCTATCCTAAAATTGCGATACTACCCGCAGCTTTGAGAGGTCAACGTTGTTTTTATAGATATCTTAGATATTTGCCATTCGTATAAACTGACCACGCCTTATATCTCTGTCCTCGCCAGATCTGATAGGCACAGACAATATTTGTAGCCGGCTAGATTACTCATAGTGCGCCCTGCTCTTGCAGCTCTCGACGCAATATCTCGCTTTCTCTCAGCTCGCTGCGCTCAGCTTTATGGTGTTCATCGGCAATGACGGCTATTTCGTCGATAATGTCGATATCCGCCAGCGTCATCTGATCGTAAAACCAATTACCAAGCTCAAACCTGTCGCAGAACTCTGCTAATGGCTCGTCATTAATTTGTAGATCGAGCACCAACTTGTTTAGCTCCTCTGAAGTCTTCTCGAAGAGAATCTCGCAGAGAATTCGTGTTATGAGTTGCTGTGTCATTATTCGATTACCTCAACCCGGTCACCATTGCTGCTCATTTCCTCCTCGACGTAAACTCCGCCGATGTCGAATATCGAGCGGATGGCGTTAGCTTCTGCGCATTTCGCCAGCATCACGCGGGGCATAGTCTTCCATGTCCCCATAGCATCGCCAGCGCGGTATTTACCGTAGTTGTCGTCAGAGGTATGAGTTTTGGCAAACTCGTCGTAGTAGGCTGTGTATTCGCCAATCTTCACCGCTTCGTTTGAGCCGTCAAACCTGCCAAACACCTCTACTGTCGCCGAATCCAGCTTGGTTTTTTCAGCGTCCTTGTAGTCAAACACTGCTTTGCCGGTGTAGGCGTACGTCGGGTTTTTCGAACGGCGAGCCAGCGAGCGTAAGCCGTGAATACTAACGATTGGCTCCAGCTTTTCGATCCACTGACCGTTTACATTTTGACGCTGGTACACTGCGTAGATTTCCTTCTTCAGAGGATTCAGGTTGTATTGACTGCACACCAGCATAAAGTAGGCTAAATCCTCGATTGGTCGTATTTTGCCCATTTTGTCGACGCCCAGAAGGTTGCGGTGAATATTGCCGAGAACCTTTTCTTTATTGAGCCCCAGAGCCCAGTCGCCGACATACTTAGCGATTCCCGAATACTCTCGCTTGACATTGCTTTTCTTGGCGATAGATTTACTATTGCTTGTTTCACTCATTATTTACCTCCTTCAATCGGTGAGAAGCACTGTACGCGCACTGGCTTAATCATGCCTGAACCAAGATAGAGCATGTCACCCTTTCCGAGTAACCGCTCGCCTCCGGATTCATCTAGGATGATTTCCGAGTTTTTAGCGGTCGCTACTCGCAAGCAGGCTTTAACTGGACAGTTAGCTTTAATGATCGGCGCAACGATATCTGCGCTTGGTCGCTGTGTGGCGATAATCACATTGATGTTCGCTGAGCGACCTTTCTGCAAGATTCGTGCCAGGTTGGTCTCTAGCTCGTTTCTCGTGTCGTAGGTGTATTGCTTTATTTTTGGTTCGCCATCTTTTTTGTAGCCATCGATCCTGGTTCTAATTTCCTTGCCAGTCTGCATTATTAGATCTGCGTACTCGTCGATAATCAGAACCCGACGCTTAGCGTTAGCTCGCTTGTTTTTGTAGCGATTATCCATTAACTCCACCAAGTGACGAATTAGCTCTAGAGACTCGCCGACTTCTGAGATAATATTTTTGCCTAAATCGTCAAAGTCTAAGCCTTTCATGTCGATAATGTCGACTTCGCAGTTATTCAAACTCTGGATGATATTACGCAAGAATACCGATTTACCACTACCAGTTTGACCGCCAATCAGCATGTGCGGCATTTTGGCAATATCGTCATAAATAACGTTATTCATAGTATCGACGCCAATCGGAATCTGATGACTGCTGGCTTTACCGTCGAAAGTCGGGAACGATTGCTCGTGTGGCACTTCAATGCCGATTGTTTTTGTGCCGTATATTGGCGCGATAACCCGCACAGCGTCAGAACCGAGCGCCAGCGACAAATCGTCACCCATAGTAGCGATTTTTGACATTTTAACGCCACGATTTGGTCTAAACATGTACGTATCGACCGTATTACTTTTGATTACCTTTTCGATCCGTACGCCGATGCCAAATTCTACTAATTTCCCCTTTATTAGATCAGTTTCCGAACCATCATCGCTAGCGATATCTTCAGCGACGACCGTATTGACTGGCGCGAACTTTTGACGGCGCTCTGTTGTATGAACTGTTCGTACACTGATACCTTCCATTTGCGCCACGATGTGCATCGACTGTGCGCCGTTCATCATGTCGCGCGGATTCGGAAAGTACGTCGCGTCTGGATTGTCAACATAGTCGCTGACTGCCTTAACCACGCGCCCAATTACATCGTTAGCTTCCTCAATACCGTGGCGGTCAAGCACGTAGTCTTTGATCTGCGGCATACCGTCGCGGTTGATGGTTTTCTTGACTTCCTTGAAAACAACACGGCTGACAGGCTTCTTATATTTGAACTCAATCAGCTGTACGTAAATCCAGGATTGGATCAGGTATGCCCAGTTTTCGGTGTCTTCGTCAGAGTATGACGTAACACTTTTCCAATCGATTATTTCCAGCGCATCGCCCAAATCACGAACCACATCAATGTAGCCTTTCATCGGAATCTTTTTGTTACGAATTAATAGCTCGCACTCGACGCGATCTTCAATCGCCAAGATATCGTCGTATGTCGGCAATTCGTTTATAACGATAGTTGATAGTTTTTGGTATTGGTCGATGATTTTCTCGCGACTACCAGTCTTGCCGTAGTCAATTTCGTAGTCTGCTACGTTCTCGATTTCCTGCAAGCCCGACTGAATCGCTATCTCAAACGATTGACCTTTTAGCCGTTCCTCAATCATTTTATGCATCGCCTTGCCGACAACCAGTGCTGGACTGGACGGTTCGTCGTATACCTTTGCTATATAGCGCTTCTTGAATTGAATTTGATTATTTAAGAAGCACATTATAGCCGAGTGGCTTAGTGTTATGCGTTCCACTTACGCCTCCCCCGCCAAAGCTCTATCAAGAAACGTCGGATCGATTAGGTTTTCTAATTTCTCCAAAATCTCACTTTCACTCATTTCACTTTCTCCTTAAAATTAGTAGCATTTCACCTTGCCGTTCAGGCATACGCTCCACGCCTTCCATCCGCTTGAATCCCACTTGCTGCGTGCCGCATAAATCTTATACGCGAGCGCCACATTGTGCTCTGGCTGGTATCGCCTGTCCGTCGTGTCGTGGATTGAGTTGACCTGGAATAACCCAGCGTCATTCGTTCCATTTGTATTGTGCCCCAGGGCGTTTGTCCGGCATCCACTCTCAGCCTTCATCACTGCCATAGCGATATCCACTTTCCAGTCGTATTTAGCGACCAGCGGTCGAAACCCCTCGCAGACACCTGCGCCAGCTGCCTCCACAGCAGCTTTTGGCAACGCAGATGTATGAGCTTCGACCGCCGCGACCTTAGGCTTCAGTAGCGCCGGTCGCTCGCTCGCTACTTTACGGCTTTTAACTGTTGAATCTGCTCAGAGATTCTTGTTTCCAGCTGGCTGTTCTTCGACTCCTGGTACTTCACTCCCAGTCCGAATCCAACCACGCTAGCGATTAGCGCCACGATGGTGATAGTTTTAATGTTTTCAATAACGTTTTTCCAATTGATTTTTTTCATAATCTTTTCTTCCTTTTTATGTTTAGATTTTTTAGTAATCCCAAGCTGCCCAGGTGCCGGTGGCTTGCTTGGTTTCTGATGCTGAATTTTCGTCAGCTCATATTCTAAGGCGTCTTCGTTAATAGCTGCCTCCTTTCTTGGTTAAATATCCCCTTGAGAAGCCAGCTGTCTATGTCGCCACTGCATAATTTCTTTGGCCGATCCGCTTAAGTTTCGCAAAGTTCAATCATTGATAACTCTCAGAAGCCGCTACAAACAACAATCGAGCGACCTCGTTCAAGCCATCAAAAGAGGGGCGAGCCTTTGCGATGCTCGCCCCTCTGAAATTGGGTCTAACCTAAAAAATCACCGCAAAGGTGATTTACGAAGCGCCAAATTGTCCAAACAAGAACTCTCTGATTAACAGAGAGTTTCTATAGTATTATTATACAAATTATATAACTTATCAATATATGTGTATCTGATTGGACAATTAAGTAGTTTGATTTTGTCAATCCTAAGGGTATAATTTATAGAATCGGGGTGTGGCGCAGCCTGGTAGCGCGCACCGTTCGGGACGG